AGGCAAGGCAGGCGATCGGAAGCCGGTCGAGATCCGAACAGAAAAGGGCCGCTTTCGCGGCCCTAAGTGCTTGAATCCATGGCGCCCGAAGTTGGACTCGAACCAACGACCCCCTGATTAACAGGCGAGCATTCAACGCTTGCAATTCAATGGCTTAGGTCTCGTAGGCGTACGTGGGCCGATTTTGCAAGTCTTTGAACCGAAAGGCCGGCGATGGCTGGTTTTACGTGGTCTGGTTGGTGAGCGGGGGCCGGGTATCAGTTGAGCAGGTCCGGAATTTCATGGTTGGCCCATTCGGCCTCTGACATACCGCGGCAGTTCGCCGAGAGGTAATCGTTCACGACGTTGGCAAGCCATTCGTGGGCGCCGCCGCTGAGGTCAGCTTCGAGCATGCTCACGATGAGGAAGTGGTCCGCCACCAGCCGATGATCGAACTCGCCGAGCTGGACCATGACCGGGACGACCGTGACCCCGTTGATGGTGCGATGGGAGCCGTAGCGAAGCTCGGTCTTGCCATAGGTGCCGGTTCGGATCATGGTCAGGGCCTCAATTCCCGTCGCCCGCCGGGCGGACCACGGGCACGCTGAAATCGTACACCTCGAGCATGCTTTCGTTGGTGTGGCCGCTGGCCAGCTGCTTCTCCTGGCGCGTGCCGGGCGTGTCGGTGATGCCGCGGCGCTTCAGATCGTGCGCGCCGAACTTCTGGTCCTCGACCAGGATGCCAGCCTCGATCGCGGTGGCCAGCAGCCGGCGCCAGGCCGAGCTGAAGGTGCTCTTGCCGATGGTGTCGCCGCTATGGTTGACCAGGATCGGCCGGTCCTGGGCGCGGAGCGGCCAGGGCTTCGGCCGCTTCTCGTTGCTCCAGATCACCCTGCGGCGTTCGACCAGGTAGGTCCATGCCTCGCGCAGATCGTCCGACCACTCGGTGATGTTGTCGCGGCTGCCCTTGCGCCGGTTGGTGTGGATGCCCTCCTTGGTGTAGTTGGCATCGGTCAGGGTGCGGACCTCGATGGGGCGCAAGCGACAGCGGTAGCCGATGACAATCGCGGCCCACAGATAGGGCGCGACACTGCCCTCCTTGCCGCGGGTGCCGGCGCGCTCGCGCGCGAAGGTGATGAGCGCCTGCAGGACGTCCTTCTCCGGGAGGCGGCGGCGGCGGCGCTCGCGCGGCAGCTCGATGCCGTCGGCCGGATTGCTTTCGTTGTAACCGCGGTTGGCGCCCCAGCGAAACAGACGGCGCAGATAGCGTTGCACGTGCGCCGCCTTGCTGGGGGTGGGGATGAGCTTGCCGGTTTCCTTGTCGCGCTCGGTACCGGCTGCGATCGCGTCGACGAGGCCCTGGATGATGGGCTGCGTGATGCGCTTGGTGACCAGGTCGCCGGCGAGGCTGCCGTTGGACAGCTTGAACTCACAGACAGCCCCGCTGCAGTACGTGTAGTCGTCCTGGGTACTGATGGCCAGGGCCTTGAACTGAGGGCTGTTGCCAAAGGCCTCGCACAGTCCGCGCAGGACCTTGCTGCTCACCTGGCCTGCGCGGGCTTCGGCGATCGTGTGCAGATCGGCGAGCGTGGCGGTCTTGCCGGCGACGTTCTTGCGTTTGGCACGCTCGCCCGGCTTGCGATCGAGCACGTACCAGGTGCCACCCCAGCGGCCGTCCCAGTAGAGGCCGGTCGGGATCTTCGACTGGTCGATGTGTCCCGGAATGGTCGGATCGACCTTGCGTTTGCGGCCCGGGGGTGTCATGCCGTTCGATCCTTTGCGTCACTCACAGCGCGCTGCTGGCGGTCGCGCTTGCGAACTTCCAGGTACAGCCACACCGGGATCACGTCATACCCCCACTTCTCGCCGCGCCAGTACTTGGTCACGATGAGTTCCTCACCGGCATCCGTAACGAAGCCGAGTACGTGGTGCTTGCGCGTCATCCATCGGATCTTCGACCCGGCTTTGAGCATCAGCGCCATGATCACTTCCTTCCGAACAGTTCGTCGGCATCGTACGGCTGATTATCGTTGGCAGCGGCCACGCCAAGGGCGGCGTTCAGGGCCTCCAGGGTGGTCCAGATCCCGCCCTCGCCGTCGTATTTGTACCTGATCCCGTTGTCGCGGGCCCACTTCTCGACCGTGGACAGGCGCGGCTTCTCGCCCTTCTTGCAGAGCTCCTGCAGGTCCTCGAACTGGAGGATGTGGCCGCCGATCACGAGCGCCGCTCCTTGGCCGCCAGCTCGGCCTGCAGCCATTCCGGCGGCTGGGCGCGGTGAAAGCGGCAGGTGGGCCAGTAGCGCCGTGCCCGGACCATGATCGAGAGACGGGCGAAGCGCACGCCCTGCCCATGGGTGGCCGGCCTGGTCCGGACCTCGCCGTCGACGCGCCACCGGTTGATGGTTCCGGGGTTGACGCCGGCGAGCCGGGCGGCGCTGGCCAGGTTGATCCACGTGGCCGGCAACGGTTTTGCCGTGGTGACCTTGCGCCGCGCCGCGCGCTTCAGCCGCTGAAGCATCGGGGCGGTGAGATAGAGCCGGCGGCGGTCCCATGCGGTTCGCGTGGCCCGGACCGTTCCGTCCTTGATCCGATCGCGCACCCAGGCGATGGGCCGGCCTGCGGCCTCGGCCGCCTCCTCGAGGGTGTAGCCGTTCTGCGACTGCATGCGCTTGGCCACGGCCTGCACGGTGTCGAGCGGAATGGCGCCGGTGCCCCGCCAGTTCACACCTTCCAGGAGCGTGCGCAGCACGGCCACGGTGACCTTCAGCCGCGCCGCGGCCTGGCGTTCGGTGAATCCGATCGCGCGGCGCAGGTCGGCCAGTTGCTGCCGCATTACCAGTCGCTTGCCGTCGACCGTCCGCGACCGCACGCGGCCCTCGGCGACGAACGCCGCGACCTCGCGCTGCGTGAAGCCGTACCAGTGCTTCGCCATGGCAAGCGAGATCCAGCTGCGTTTGCCGGTGCCGCTGGGCTTCCGGCGGGCGATCCAGCGCGTGCCGTCGGTCCGGGTGATGCGGTAGAGCCGGCCGATCCTGGTCGCGCGCAGCGCGCCGGACTGGATGGCTGCCCTCACCTGGTCCGGGCGGCAACGGGCCTGGCTGGCCAGCTCGGCAATGGTCAGGCCGGCGTGTTGCTGCAGGGTGAGATGGCGCTTGGCGCCGTGCGCCAGCGACGGATACCGCCGGCAGTACTCCTCGAACGTGCGCGGTGCGCCGGCATCGCCCCAGATCGTCCTGCAGGTGCTGCAGCTCGCGGGGTGCTTGCGCTCCTGCCAGAGTGCGAACGTGATCTTCAGGTTGTCTCGCAGCGGCTTGCCGTGCCACGGCATCGGCCGGCCGGCGTGGCGATCGGCGACCAGCTTGCGGGCGACCTTCGGGTCCACGTACCAGGTGCCGAACTTCGTGGAGTGCACGCCTGGCCGCGCCGGGTTGCAGCGGATCGCCGTGGGGATGTAGCCCATCGAGGCGAACTCCGGCAGTTTCGAGTCGCTGCTGATGCCCAGCGGCACACGCAGGCTGGCCAGCGTCACGTAGCCGGGCGGCGCCAGGATGCGACCCTCCTTCCAGCGCTTCCACTCGGCGTGCGGGATGACGAGCAGGCGGCCCATGCGAATTGGCTTCAAGCCGCCGGTCCGGATCGCATTGCGCACGATCTCGGTCGAGCCGACCTCCGTTGCCGCCTGGTTGATGGTGAGGCCGCCCACCACGTCGGTGGTCTGCAGACCCAGCTTGTTCATCCGGGCTTGCACCGCCTGCGTGTCGCGGCGGGCGTTCCTGTCGCCGGTGATATCGCGCAGCCGCACGGTCAGGATCCGGGCGATCTCGGCCTTGTCCATGCGCCCCACCAGGCTGGCCAGCAGCTCCTCCTCGGGCGGCAGCCACTGGTAGGCGCCGCGGCCCGCCAAGGTCGGTACCGGCCATTCCTCGGGCCGCGGTGCGCGGCCGTTCCAGCGGGAGAACAGGTCGGCGAACGTCGCGCCCCGGCCGGCACCCTTCACCGCGCGGCCAGTGCTGTGCACCCGGCGCACCGCCTCAACCGGCTGTCCGACGACCGCGGCCAGGTAGGCGCGCGGCACGCCGGCGCCGGCGGTGGCCACGAACCGCTGCCAGTTCACCTGCATTCCAACTCGTCCTCCAGTGCTCGCCGGCCCGACAGCACCTGCTGTGGCGAGAGGCCGGCGACGGTAGCCAGAAGGTCCACCACCGGCTCAGACAGCGCCTGCAGGCGCAGTGTCTGGATGTCACGCATGGCGCGGTCCCACTGGCTGAAAGTCGCTGGTAACGCCGGCCGGATCTTCGGAGCCTGCAGGGCCACCTGACGCATGGCCTCAGCCATCGGCATGGAGACCTTCTCGACGCCGCGGCGGCTGAAGCAGAAGAACTCGCCCGGGCCCAGCGCGGCCAGGTGGCTGAACTCGATCTTCGACGACCGGAACTGGGGCGCCAGCGCCGCCCATGCGGCGGGATCCTCCTGGCAGCCGATCAGGCTGAGGTTCTTATTGGCGAAGATATGCCGATGCAGCGAGCCGGTGAAGCTGGTCGCGGTCAGGAACAGGTCCAGGGCGCGCTTGCGGCCGCGCTGGGCGAACTCGTTCACCAGGTCGGAGGCCACGCCGACATCGTTCTTGCGCTTGCGGCTGGCGCTGAACACCTGGCCTTCGTCGAGCATCACGAACAGCGGTTTACGGTGCGTGTCCGCGGCTTCGAGGATGACCTGTCCGAACGGAATGAACTCGGTGGCGTCGCGGGCGGCGACCACGACGGTCTTGCGATCGCGCTTCTCGAGGATCGATTCCAGCTCGGCCGGCGAGACCGCTTCGCCGTACATGGATTCGATCTCGCCCTCCGGATCCACCAGCACGCTGAGCCAGCCCTGGTCGGCGAGCTGCTCGCCGATGTAAAGGCCGGCGTTCGTCTTGCCGACGCCGCTGGGGCCCACGGCGACGATGCGCAGGCCGGTGGTGGCGTAGTCCTCGAGGTCGATCAGCTGGCCGCCGAGGTCGAGGTAGGCCTCGACCAGCTCGGTGCGCTGGATCACGCCGCGGCGGTTGCCGGGCACGGCTGGCGTCTTGCGGTTATCGGCCATGGTCGGCCTCCTTGGCGGTCAGGACGACGTCCTTCAGGCGCAGGACCTGCGCCGGGGACAGGGCGAACACCACGGCGAAGTCGTCGATCACCTGGGCCGTGATCCGCTCCAGCAGGCCATCGCGCCGGGCCTTCGCCAGCAGCTTGCGCAGGCTCGTCCAGTCGGCGCCGGCGGCGGCGGCAGGCAGCGCCTGCGTTTCGGCGTGCAACTGCTCGATCGTGTGGAGCTGGGTGCCCGCGCGGCCGTCCGCCTGCAGGCGTTCGTTGAGCAGCGAGAGCAGCTGCGCTGCGGGCATGTAGCCGTGTACCCGGCGGATCAGTGCCTTCTCGGCCGCGGTGAACTCGAGCGGGCCGGAGGATGCCTTCGGAGCGGCCGCTAACGGGCCCAGACTCTTTGCCGCCGGGTGCTTGCGGCAGTCGCCGCAGACGCCGCGGACGAGGTCGTCGCCGCTGCTGGCCGGGTCGAGCAGGCAGGTACAGAGCCGGCACCTGGTGCTGGGCTGGGCGCTCATGGCGCGGTCGCCTCAAGGCGCTTGGCTTCGGCCAAGTAGTGGTCGTGCCGGCGCTGCCGCTGTTCCTGCGACTCCAGTGGATTGGAGAGGGCAGCCTCGGCGGCGGCGCGATAGTCGGCCGCAGTCGGCGGGCGGTCGAGGATGATGTCGAGCTGGCTGCGGTCAGAGCGCATCGGTGGCACCTTTCCGCGTGCGGGTCGATGACATGGGACACGCGAAGCTGTGTTCCCGCGGCTCGTCGTCGGCAACGAACAGAATCCCGCTGAGCATGAACCGGCGCAGGTGCGGGTCGATCCGCTTGCGGCCGCGCTTCCGGAAAAGGTATGCACCGGAATCACCCTCGGCGACCAGCGCGTCGCGCATGGCGATGAAGTCGCGTTCCAGCATCTTCACGACTACGGCTGCGGGGCCCATATGTGGCGACACGCCAAGGTGACGCAGGCATTCGCGTAGGGCCACGGTGGACAGCATCAACATCAATCGCAGGCGGCCGAAGCTTTCTGCCTTGCCACCCACGCGCAAGGAGATGTTCCTCACGCCGGCCTCGTCAATGCGCTCCACGAATGGATGGTTCGGATTGCGTGCCGCCTCCCCGACGGTGGTCGGGGTATCCAGCGGAAGGCTACAAGCAAGCGAGTACAGCCTGTCGATCTCGTCCTTGGTGATTCCGACGTGTCCCACCACCGGCGCCATCTCGGCATTGTTCCAGCGGTCGGCCAGCTTCTGGGCTAAGGCCAGAAGCTCACGGGTACGATCGTCGGCCGGAGTCATGCAGGTTCCTCCTGCTCGGCCTCGGGATCGGGCGGCATGGGATGCCAGGCGTCGGCATACGCGGCGGTGCTGGCCACGATGACGCACTCCGGATGCGGAGCGTCCCCGGGCTTGTAGCCGATTACCTTTTCTGAGGTGTCGTTGCTCCAGAGAAGCACGGGGGTGTTGATCGGGCAGGACTCCATCGTCTGCCACCCGTCGATGGGTGCGGTGTAATCCCCGTTGTCGCCGTCATAGGCGAAATACCGAACTGGTGTCGCCGCAGGCGTCGCAGCCGGTTGAGAGGCTGGCCGCGCCAAGGAGGCGGCCAGCTCGTCGGCGCACTCGTGCTTGCCGTCGGCTTTCATGTCCAGGCGATCGGCGCGGGCAAAATCGTCCACGGTCGCACTCTCGTGCGCGCGGGCCTCGCGTGCGTTCCTGCGCAGCTCAGACGCCTCGGCCTTCCACAGTGCAGGCAGGTGCTCGGCCGCGTGTGCCGACGGCGCGGTCGCGGCGATCACCGGGCACCACCCTTCGCGGCCTTCTTCGCCGGACTCTTCTTGGCCGTCTTGAATGTCCTGGGCGGTGGCGTCTTCTTGGCGGCCACCTTCTTTGCCGTCGCCTTGCCAGCAGGCTTCTTGGTCGAGGCCTTCGCGGGCGCAGCACCCGTGGGCGCCGCCTTGGTTTGGCCATACCCGTCGCCGCGCAGCGGCTTCGGCAGCCAGCCTGTGCCGGCCAGCTGCTTGGCGGTCTCGGCCATCGCGGCGTCCTTCTTCTTGGCCAGCAGTGCCTCGCCGGCGGGCTTGCCGGCGACGTCGGCGACGGCCTCGGCCAGCAGGGACTTCGGCACAAGGCCGATGTAGGTCTCTGCGGTCGGCTGCCACCACGTGGCCATGTCGACGCCGAACCGGGCGGCGAGCTCTTTGCCTCGGTGCTGGGCGACCGGAAGCGAGAGCGCGACCAGGAAGGCCAGCAGCTCGTGCCGCTGTTCCAGGGGCAGCTTGTCCAGCCATGGCACCAGCTCGTCGGCCTTCTTCGGAATCGCCTGCAGCCACTTCGCCGCGCGCACCTCCAGCGCCTTGCGCGCCGGCGCGCCCTTGATCTCCTCGAACTTGCCGCGGGCGTCTTCCAGGTGCTGGTTGGTGGCGTTGACGGACAGGGGGCTGGAGCCGCGGCCGGGCAGCAGTTCGGCCAGCAGGACCTGCAGGAGCAACGTGATCGCGTCCGCCGGTCGGGCCGCGATGTGCTCGCGGATGGCCGCTGCCCGCTGCATCTCCAGGCGGGCGAGCATGTCCTGGCTGAGCACGGGCTTCTTCGGGCCGGCGTCCTTGCCGCCCTGCACCTTGCCGCCGCTGATCTTCTGGCCAGGCTTGAGGCGGCCGCGTTCGACCTGCAGGCCGTAGTGCTGATGGATGTAGATCAGGACGCCGGTCTTGGCCTTGGCCTCCGAGGTCCACGTTTCCCGGGCTTCCTGCAGCTGCTTACGCTCGGCGCTCAGTTCATCGGACTCCGCTTCCAGCGCGTCGTACGCGTCGCCATCGGCGTCGTCGTCACCCTGCAGGCGGCCGATCTCATCCAGGCGCTTCTGGATCGCGGCAACCCGTTTCTTCTCGGCGGGACTGAGATCTCGGCGGGTGGCGTGGAACGGCCCGCTGCCATAGCGGGACTGGCCGCTGTAGTCGAGCTCGAGGTGAGTATCGACCCAAGCCCAGCCGGCGGCGCGTTCGGCCTCGGCGATCGCCTCCAGCCGTTCGGCGGCCAGCTTCTCCAGCAACTTGGCATCGCTGAAGTACACCGCCGGCGAGAACATGTCGCGGCGGATGCCGCCGCCGGCGGCCTCGTAGCGCTCGACGCCGACGAACTTGACTAGCGGGTTGTCCGGTCCGATCTCCCGCGAGGTGATGCGCTTGCGGATCTCGTCCGGGCGACGCTGCCAGTCGTGCTCGATCTTCGCGCCCTTCTGGCCGAACCAGGCGCGACGCTGGGCGTCGTGGTCATCCGTGAGCGCCAGCGCCTGCAGCTGCTCGAGCTTCATGTCGCCCTGCTCGTAGAGCTGGAACAGCTCGGGAGCGGCGTTGGCCAGCTTCAGACGGCCGACTACGACGGACTCGGCCACGCTGAAGTGCGCCGCGATCTCGATCGTGGACTGGCCGGCTTCGACCATGCGGTGGAACGCCCGGAACTGGTCTGCCGGATGCATGTCCTCGCGGATGACGTTCTCCGCAGTGCTGGCCGCCAGCGCACTGGCCGCCGGGATCAGGCGGCACAGCACCGAGTAGTCGGCGGCGATCTCGCCGCGCTCGACACCCAACTGGAGCGCGAGCAGGCGCGTGCCGCCGGCGTCCACCAGGTAGTGCTCGGGGTCGGGGCCCGGCGTCACGACCACGTTCTGCAGCTGGCCGTGGACCTTGAGCGATTCCAGGGTGGCGGCAATGTGCGCCGGGGAGCGGCGCTTGCGCGAGTTGTCGGGCGAGAGGCTGAGGCGGTTGAGCGGAACGGCGATGATGGTCTGTTCGGTCTGCATGGGCGGCGTCACTCCGTATCAGTCTGGTTGACGGGGTTGAAGACGCCGGCCTCGCGGGCCGCCTGCGTGTAGGGGACGCAGCGGATCGAACCGACATATGCGGTTCCGGTGAGGTCGACGTTCGTGAGGATCAGCGCGTCGATCGACACGCCGGGCGGGAGCGCATGCGGATCCTGGTCGTCGAGGATCTGCGAGAGGCCGTAGTGACGTGCCAGCGCGACGCGGTTGCGGGTCTTACCGCAGGCCTGGGGGCCATGCACGATGATCGATCGATTCATGCCTGCGCCCTCCGTTCGATGACCCGGCGGGCGTGGACGTAGTTGCTGAAGCCATGCTCCCGGGCGGCCACGTCCAGCGCCTTCATGTGCTGGATGCCGTGGTCCTTCTTGATGCGCTTGGCGGCGCGCTTCAACCGGTCGATGGTGGCGATCGACTGGGCGCACGCGCTGCACTGGTCTTCGCTGACCCAGTGGCAACTGCCCGGGCAGGCCTGCAGATCGGTGCAGCCGCAGTCGCGGCACCGGCGGGGTTCTTTCATCGGAAGCTCCTGATCGTGATGTGCCTGCCCTGCAGGCGATGGGAGAAGCGCCGCGGCCGTGCCGCGGTCGGAATCCAGGGGAAGCGCCGCTCCAGGCGGCGCCAGAGGCGCCGGGTGGCGGCGTGCTGCAGGTGACCGGCGTAGCTGGCCAGCACCGTGCGGATGTGGTCGAAGTCGGCCGGGGTGCCGCGCAGGGCCTGGCCGCGGACGTGGGCGGCCTCCCACGCGGCGAGCGCCTCCTGCAGGTGCGCCACCACCCGCCGGCGCACGCGGGTGTGAGTCGGATAGATGACGTAGCCCAGGAAGTCGAGGCCGTCGTCGAGGCGGCGCAGCTTCACCTCGTCCTTCAGGCGCAGGTCCAGAGTGTCGGTGAGGAAAGCCTCGATCTGGCGCTGCCACTCCACCAGCTGCGCCCGGTCGTGGTGGAAGAGAACGAAGTCGTCCACGTAGCGCAGGTAGCGCTGTGCCTTGAGCTCGTGCTTGACGAACTGGTCGAGCGCATCGAGGAACACGTTGGCGAAGAACTGGCTGGACAGGTTGCCGATCGGCAGGCCGCATCGGCGCGGCGCGTTCTCCAGGCGCTTGTGTGCGGGGACCAGCTGCAGCTGTTCGGGCGTGGCGCGCAGCCGAACACCGGCCTGCAGGGCCGAGCCTCGCAGTAGCGCGTGGGTCGCCATCTGGGCCTCCAGCGGCAGGCGCGCCCGCAGCAGGACCGGCTTCAGCATCGCCCAGAGCTTGTCGCGCCTGATGCTGTTGAAGAAGTTGGCGATGTCCAGCTGCAGGTACCAGCCGCCGCCCTGGCCGGAGTGCACCTGGCGCACGCAGGCCTGCGCGTAGCGCACGGCGGCGTGGCTGCCCTTGCTGGCGCGGTTGGCGTAGCTGTGGGCGATGAAGCGCGGCTCGTAGATGGCTTCCAGCTGGGGCACGAGCCAGTGATGCACCACGCGGTCCCGAAACGCCGGCGCATGGATCTCTCGCGCCTTCGGCCGGGTGGCCACGAAGCAGGTGGAAGGCGCCGGCGCCCAGGTGCCGGCGTTGAGCTCCCGCTGCAGGTACAGCAGGCCATCGATGAAGTGGGCGTCGAAGCGGAGCTTGTCGTAGCTGGGCTGCTTGCCGCGTCGCGCATCCTGGTAGGCGTTGTAGAGGGCGCGGTACTGCACGCCCCCGGCACCCTGAGACTCACGGGCACGACGGCACGCCAACCCGAACCCGCTGTTGTTGCGGTGGTTGTTGTTGACGTTGCCGTTGTTGAGGTTGACGTTGAACGCGGACGCCGCAGACCACGGCGTCTCCCCGCGCACTTGAGACCCGGCCACGCAGGCCCCGGAGGGATAGCGTGGCGTCGTCATGCGTTGGCCCTCGATCGGGCGGCGCGGGTACTCAGTCTCTCACCACGCTGCGCTACGCCATCGGCTTGCGCATTCTGGGTGTTGGGGTGCTGCTCGACGCTTTTCTTCCAGCCGCCGGCCTGCGCCCCCAGTTCGTGCGCGGCCTTTGACAGCCGCTCGAACTGGGCGAAGCGCTTGAAGGCATGCGCCTGCTTGCACACCTGCAGGCGCTCCTTGAACCGATCGACGGCGTCGACCAGGTCCTCGGCACGGCGAAGCCGATTGTCTTTCTTGCGCCACGTGCGCATCGCGCAGATGAGCACCTCGTCCGCCAGGTCGCGCAACTTGTCGCCCGTGCGGTAGCGGTGGTACTGCGGGAAGTCACGCACGATCTGCTCGACCTCCGCGCATAGACGGCGCGCGGCATCGACCATCGGCGGCGGCTGGAAGCGCGAGGCCATGTCAGGCGACAGAGGTCAAATTACTGACGGGCACGACGGCACGCCAACCCGAACCCGCTGCCGTAGCGGGGGCCGCCGCTGACGTCGCCGTCGTCGAGGTAGACGATGAACGCGGACGCCGCAGACCACGGCGTCACCGTGCTGGTCCAGTAGGTGTCGGTCAGCAGCAGGTTCGGATAGAGATTCGAATCGGCGGCCGGCTTGTGGAAGCGGCGGTCGATCACGTGGCGGTCGTAGACCGTGTCCGGCGCCAGGAACCAGTCGTCATAGTCCAGCACGCGCAGCGCCTTCGCCGCCGTCTCGGTGTCCGGCTGGTTCTCGAAGGCCTTGCCGCCATCGCGCGCCAGCGTGTTCGGGTGCACCCAGATCCCGGTCTCGGGGAAGATCAGGGCGACGTGGTCGGTGACCTTCTCGCGCGCGTCAACCTGGTGGCCGTCAGCCATGACCTTCAGCGGCTGGGCCGGGTCGCGGACGATGATCGACGGCGCGGCCGCCGGCGGCTGGTTCTTCTCGAGCGGCTGGCCATCCAGCGCGCCGCGCAGCGCCTGGGCAAGTGCGCCGCCGAGCGGAAGCGCGCCGAGGATCGACAACGAGGGGTCGCGCTTGGCGCCAGCGTGGACGTTCACGTCGCCGGCGATGTGGATGAACACGCTCGGCGGCGTGGCCGTGGATTCCAGGGTCTGCGCCTGGTCGGTGGGGTCGCTCATGATTGGCCTCCTGGGGCTCGGTTGAAACGGCGGATGTGCTCCAGCAGCCCGGTCGGGCACTGGCTGTCGGGAAGGTCGTGGAGGACGCGCTCGGCCTGGTCGAGCAGGTCGCGGGCCTTGCGCAGGGCGCGTCGCGCCAGGCGCAACTGGCGGGCGTAGTCCTGTGGCGCCGGAAGGGGCTTGATGCTCACTCGTCCTCGTCCAGCGACATGCGGTCGAGGGCTTGGCGGCGGCGTCCCTTCGCGCGTTTCTCGCGGTAGCGCTCCAGCTCGAGGTCCTGGAACCCTTCCCCGACGGGCGTCGTCGGCAGGCGTTCGATCTGCCCGCCGCGAGCGAGGAATGCCTCGATGTCGGCCGCGATGCGCTGGCGCTCGGGCTCCTTGTGTGCGGTCGCCGTACCGGTGCTGGTCGGCAACCGGTCCGTGCGCCACACCTGCAGCGAGGCGCGGTCCTGCGCCGGCATCGCGTAGTTGATGCCCAGGCTGGGGATGGCGCGGCTCACGGGAACACCACCGGCCAGAGGCGGCCGATCACCACGCCCAGCACCAGGGCCGCGCCGGTGTCGACCAGCGCGGCACGTTGCGCGCGGCGCAGGATGTCCTCGAAGGTCGCCGGCCTGGCCGGCGTGTCGGGCAGGTCCGCGGCGGTCGGATAGCCGGGCAGCGGCGCCGGCGCCGGTGCGGCGCTGGGCGTCGGCGACCATTCCGTGCCTTCCGCGATACCGGCATTGCCGCGCTGGATGAGGTCCTGGTCCGGGCTGTTCATGCCGGCTGGCCCTCCGCCGCCGTCGAGGCCTCGCGCGCCGCGGATTCGCCCGCCAGGCCGAAGTAGCCTGCGCCGTCGACGTAGTCGTCCAGGTTGTGCGCGCCGGCAGTGGCGCGCGCCGCCTTCAGCTGCACCATGAACAGCCAGCCCTGCGTCTCGGTGAGCTGCTGGCCGGTGATCGCATTGAAGGCGGCCACGGCCCGGGCCATGCTGCGCTCGGCCTGCAGGTCGCGCGTGGCAGCGCGATCAAGGATGGCCTGGCGAGCGTCCTGCAGGATCGTGATCGCCGTAGGCGTCGACTCGACGAGCGTGTAGCGGCGGCCGTCGGCAGGGATGGCATCCGGGTCGCCGCTGAAGCTGTAGACCTGGGTGAAGCTGGCTGGACACGACTGCGGGTGATCCGGTCGGTCGTAGTGATAGGTCGGGGTTTCGGCAACATCAGCGCCGTCGGCACCCCGGATGCGCCGGGCTCTCCAACCATCCGCAAGCATGGTGTGGTGGATCACCATGCGACCTCCACGCGACAGGACCTCGATATCGAGCCCGAAGAGGTAGAAGGCCAGCTCGGCCTGCGTGATGGCGGCCTTGTCGCGCACAAGCGCGCGCACGGCGTCTACGGTGATGTCGCTCATGCCAGCGCCCTCCCGTGGACGTGCCAGAACATGTCGGCAAGCTCACGCGGGATGTGGGGAATGCGCCGAACCGCGCGTTCGGCTTCGTCAACGATTCGACTGATCCGCGATTCGTCGCCATCGCCAAGGCCCATGGGGCAAACAACCCCGTGGGCAGGCATTCCGCATTTGCTGATCAAGTGCGCGACGTCGGCCGGCTCCAATCCTTCGGCCAGTTCGTCGAGATCGAGATCCACATCGACTTCGACTTCGCGGTATACGGTGAAAGAGCGGCCGCTCACGAGCGCACCGCCTTGCCCTGCTGCTGGGCCTTCAGTTGCTCAGCCGCCGCGACACCGGCGTCGGTCAACGTGGCAGTGCTGGGCGAATCCGGGTCGTCCAACCGGGCGAGGCCTTCGCGCTCGAGCTGGTTGACCGCGCGCTTGGTGAAGGCCTGGAACAGCTTCGGTGCGCTGGTGGTGATGCTGCGGCTACCGACGGCAATGAAGCCGTTTTGACAGCGCCGCAGCGTGCGGGTCGGGGTGTCGAGGGCGGCCAGCAGCGCCGCCCGGATGGTGGGCGTGTAGGTCTGGGCTTGCATGGGTCAGGCTCCGGGAGGATCGCCGGCGCGTGCCGGCCGGGATTCGGGGGTCGTGTCCTGCGGCCACGACCAGGTGTTGCCGATGGGCGATCGCCAGCGCTTGCGGAACTCGTGGTAGCGCTCGACGTTGTCCAGGGGCGAAGGCACGTCCGTGCGCAATGGGCAGTGGACGATCGAGAGGAACGCGAGCGATCCGTGCCAGTCGGAGGGCCGGCGGCCCAGGCGCGCGAGCAGGCTCATGGCCGCGCTCCGATCATCTGGATTCGCCGCTCGATCTCGGGCTCCAGGCGCTGCGCCTCGGCGGCATCGCCTCGCGTCTGGGCGGCGGTGCGCGCGTCGATCAGCTGGTGCAGGCGGGCGTTGTCCGCCGTGAGCAGCGTCCAGGTGTTCATCGCGCCACCGCCCGGGCCGTCTCGGCGGCCTCCCTGGTGCGCACGCCGTGGTGGTCGAGCCAGACGATCGCCCGCCGCAGCTGGGTGCTGTGGAAGGGAAAATGCTCGCCGCCGATCACCAGGTTGCGGCCCACGCGGCGCGCGGGTGTGCGGCGCGAGGCCACGCCGATCTGCAGCGGTGCCTCGGCCGCGAGCGACGGGTAGAGGCCGGCCCAGACGGTGCCGCGGTGGATCTGCAGGCAGAGCACCGCTTCGCCGTGGCCGGTCGGGATGTGGACGAGGGGCACGCTCACGCGGAGCCGTCCCTGGCGCTGGTGAGCTGGATCCGGCGCAGCGCGCAGGTCATCTCGTCCGAGACGGCTTCGTCGTTCCGCTGGAAGCATAGGTCGGCGCGCTCGAGCTGACGCAGGTAGCGCCCGGCGTTGGTCATCGGCTCCGGTCCGCGGCCGCCGACCATGCCCCCCAGGAGGAAGGCGAACGGGTCGAAGTAGCCGCTCATGCGGCACCGCCACGGGCCGAGGCACGCCAGGGCAGCAGCGTGCTGTTGGCCAGCGCCACCGCTGCACCGGAGGACCGACCGGCCTGCATCTCGTCCAGGAGCGTCTGCAGGGCCCGCTTGCGCGCCTCGGCCGTGCACCCCAAGCCGCGTGCCCGCGCGCGGACGGCGGCTATGCCGGCACGGAAACGCGGCACGTCGGTCGGGAGGTGGATGACGGCGCCCATCAGTGCACCGCCGGCTCGGCCACGGTGCGCTCATCGATGACCTCGATGCCGCGGGCCGCGAACCACCTGGCCGCCTCTTCGACGCGGTTCGGCGGGAGCTGGACATGCACGCCGGCCACGAGGCTGTCGTCGTACACCCAGACCTCGTCGCTGCCGCATCCGGCGAAGGCCAGGGCGTGGTGCTTGTCGCTCACCGTGTCGACGATGCGGGCCAGCACGCGGTTGCGATCGTGGATGGAGATCTCGACAGCAATGCCGCGGTCGCCCATCGGAAGCTTGAGCGTGTCCATCACCGGGCCTCCATGGCGAGGTCGGCCGCGGTGGCCTCGAAGCGCGCACTCATGGCGCACAGGTGGCCCATGCGGCGCAGGCTGGGCTTGCGGGCATCCCTGCCGCGCAGGTTCAGCGCGGAGGCGCGCTGGTGCTCGTGGCCGGCGGCCGCGCGCAGGCAGCGCACGGCAGCAGGCGGGAGCGATTCGGATTCGCAGGCATCGAGGCCGATGCCGACAGGATCGATCATGCTGAACATGACGAGCTCCTAGGCAAAGGGCCAATTACTGACGGGCACGACGGCACGCCAACCCGAACCCGCTGTCGTTGCGGCGGCCGTCGCTGACGTAGCCGAAGTAGAGGTGGACGTAGAACGCGGACGCCGCAGACCACGGCGTGGTCGTGCCGGTCCAGAACCAGTCGGTGCGCGGAAGGTCGGGGAACAGGTTCGTGTCGACCGCCGGGTTGTAGCGGTCGTGCTTGAGCACGTGCCGCAGCCACACCTCGTCCAGCGGGGCGTTGAACCAGTCGTCGAAGTCGAGCAGCTGCAGCTGCTTGGCGGCCTTGTCGACCGCGTCGGCCGTCGGGTGCGGCTTGCCGGCCTTGGCCAGCGCGTGGCGGGCGACCGTCCACCCGGTGTCGGGGTACAGCACCGCGACGTGGTCGGTGACCGCGGTGTCGCGGGAGTCTGCCTGGTAGCCGTCCGCCAGAACCTTCAGGGGGATCGTGGCGTCCGGAACGATGATCCGGGGGTCCTGCATTTGCGCTCTCCTGGTAGGTGAGAGCGCCGGCGGGTCGCCGTGCGGGCCAGCTGGGGAGGGCTGGTTTCCGCGACCGGGTCTAGGGGCCCGGCGGGTGGCGACCCGCCGGTCGCCCGCCAGCTGGTGGGCTGGCGAGCGGATTAGAAACCTAAAGTTTCCCTTCTGTCAACAACCAATAGTTTCGCTTTGTCCGGGCATCCTGACGGCCTGGCTTTCGAGCTCGAATAGGAGGGGCGTGATGCGCAGGGAGCAGGTGGTAGCGCTGGCGTTGGCTGGCTTTCTTGCGTCCTGCGGTCAAGGGGGCCCGGATGGAGGCATAGCAACGGATCCACAGCCCTTGCCTGAGCCTGTGCAGGTCGAGTCAGCGTGGAGTGTCCAGGCCACGGTCGATCGGATGACGGACAAGACCCATCATCGTCTCGAGGCGACCGGCATCGCTGATCAACTTACCGTGTCTATCGACTGTCCTGTTCGCGGCAGGCTGACGCCTCGCCTTCTGTTGCCGGTTCACTTCTTCCCCACGCGAGGCAACCTGTACACCGAGAGCGACGATGCCATCTACGTCTCGACCCGCTTCGATCATGACAAGGCTCGCATCATGGAACGCTGGGATGGCAGCCGCTACGCCGCCACGGTGCCACTCGATCAGGCTGCCCAGTTCTTGAGCTCAATGAGAAAGCGCGATCGCCTGCTTCTGACGATCCACCAGACGATAGGTGATCGGCGCGAGGAGACGTTCGACCTGACTGGATTCGAGGATCAATGGCAGGCGTTCCTGGAGAAATGCCCGGCCAGCTGCGTCGGGCTCCAAAAGCCTGGTGACCGCGACCATGATTGCCCGCAAGTCACGATGGAAGAAATCGCTGAGGTGTCGTTGGAATCCAGCTAAATCGCCGTATCAATGCCGGCGCAACGTGTACCACGCAACGACCCTTCCTGCGATGTGCAACTGGTCGATCTCCTGCAGGCTTATCGTCTCAGGGGGGTAGGCGGGGTTCGCCGAAACGATCTGAAGCGAGTTTCCACGCAGGTCTGGTGCGAGCCGCTTGATCAACGCTCGACCTTGCCAGTTGAACACATAGAGGTCGGGGCCGGTGAATGCATTGCAGCCCTCATCCACGAACACGATGTCTTCGTGGTTGATGAGCGGCGCGTTGCTGTCACCCGTGCCGGTGATGATCTTGATGCGCGAGATTGGCTTCGGCAGGTTCGCTTCAGCCCACCAGCGGGCGATGTCGATGTAGTCGACGATCGCCGGCGGTCCGTCGATCTCAGTTCCATAGCCCATGCCCCCCTCCATAGCCAGCCTCGGGAGGCGAACGTAGTCGGCCGCCGTCTCGCTGACTGAGAAGGTGCGGTCGGCCACCTTCACGGGCGCAAGGTAGCGCTGGGCGGCCTCGACCTCCACCGGAGCTTCGCCTGGAAGAGGGCCGGTCAGATCCTCGGCAATCACGCCGATCTGCGCAGCATCGGGCATGGACTCCCCGCGAAGCCATTTGCCTGCCATTTGCGGCGACACGTGGTAGCGCTTGGCCACTGCCCTCAAGCGCCCGCGCTCGTCGGGTAAGCCATTGGCCGCCAGGGCTTCACCCAGCCAAGCGGCGAACCGGTGGCGTATGTCTGTCTTGGAAACCATAGGTTTCTAGGCTATCGCCCTTCGGCGAAACTATGGGTTGTTGACAAACGGAAACAATCGGTTTCAGAATCGCCGCCGTGAACACGACACCTCTCGACGAAGCGATCGAAGCGGCGGCGGCCCTGCCGGAGATCGACAGCGGCATCGGCCATATCGCCCAGGCCTGCGGCACTAGCCGTCAGTTCATCAACAAGATGCGGCGTCAGTGGCGCTCGACTGGCGTTCCGCCTCGTGCGCTGCGTGAGTACGCACCCGCGATCGAGCACGCAGTCCACGGCCGAGTTCGCGCGGATGACCTCTGCCCCGATGTCGCCTGGTCGAGGGGCGAGGACGGCCGCGTCACCCATTACACCGTGCCGGTACGCCCGAGGGTCAGCCATGTCGCGTAGCCGCCGATCACCGCGCCGCATGATCGTCCCGCTCGACGCCCGGCTCGGCAACAGCGAAATCGCCTGCCTGCTCGATGCGCCCCTGCTCGAAAGCCCGCCCGAGCTCGACCTGGTACTGACCAGCGACGAGTGGGTTTCCCTGCTGGCCCAGCGCGCCCGCGCCGGCCGGCCGCTGCACTTCGTGGAGGTCGGCTGAGATGCCTTCCGCGCAACTCGCCGCGCTCCGATTCATCGCGGAGCGGAAGGAGGAGTTCCGGGCGGTGCTGGCTTCGCCGGATCCGACCCCGCGATGTCGCGCCACGCGTCCAGGAAGTCCTGTGCCGCATCCGCCATTAGGGGCACGTTCCGATAAGGCTGCGAAGCGGTCCTCGCGAGGACCTCGGCCATGACGCGCTCGATCCTGTCCCAGAACGTGGGGTCGTCCCGCCGTTCGCGCATCAGCGCCAGCAGCACGACCTCCATGGCCAATCCCTTGGCGATCGCCTGTTCCTCGGTGCTGAGCTCGCTCATGCCGGTCTCCGGTAGTGGTGGTGGGGTCGCACTCCCATCCTACCGGCAGGCCGGCGCCTCGATGGATGAAGAACACGGCCGCGACGGCGCCGGCGCCCGTGCGTGCGTCGAAGATGCGGGCGACGGCGAGGTGGAAGTAGCGAGTCGGCTTCATGGGCTGCATGGTGCAACCCGCCACACCCCGGCCACCACGATGAAACGCGCGGCGTTTCAGGGTGCGCCGTGACCTGCCGGCCTTCGGACATCCACTGGCGCGATGCGCTGTACAACGCGGTGCGGCAGATGCCAGGCGGCGTCAATGCCGCCGCGTCGCATCTCACGGAACGCCGCGGGCGCGCGATCACGGGCGAGAGCCTGCGCAAGAAGCTGCGCGGCGTGGAAGGCGAGTCGGTTTCGCTGGAGATCGCGGAACTGCTGACCGAATGGATGCAGGAGCTGGTCGAAGGCCAGGACCATGCCGTCGTCTGGATCCAGTCGCTGGCCGCGCAGTTCGGCGTGGCCGCTGACCCCGTGCCCGCTTCGTCCGCGCTGTGCCGCGGCGGCGTGGAGGCCCTGCAGGGCAAGGTGCTGCAGGTGGCCGCCCATGCCGGCCAGCTGGCCAGCGTCACGGCCGAGGCTCTCGCCGACGGCGATCTGTCGCTGGCCGAGGCCGACGCCATGGTGGCCGTGTTGCGTGCGTCGCGCGCCGAGTCGCACCGCGCTGAACGCCTAGTGCGGCAGTGGCTGAAGAGGAAGCGGCGGGAGTCCTGACATGCCGCACAACCGACCGCCTCACGGCTATCGCAACCAGCGCCATGGGCCGGCCAACCAGGCATCGCGCAATGGCGTGCTGGAGGCCATGCGCGCGCTCTACTCGAGCGAGCCCGGTCTCGAGGGTGATGCCGCGCTGGCCGAACAAGAGCGGCTGCGCGTCGAGGCCGAGGCAGCCACACGCCGGCAGGGCGAACTGCTGCTGCGAGGTGCGCGTTGACGATCAGCCGATGCTTGGGCGCTGCGCTCGCGCGCCTGTCGAAGCTGGCGCTCGAGGACCGCGACGCCGAGATCCAGCAGCTGCCCGAGCGCTGCCCCGCGACCGATTGCACGACCGGCACCGGCTGCCGCGCCTACGTGGCCTCGGTGGCCGGGGCTGCCGTCGAGCAGCGCCGGCGCGAATGTGAGGCCAGGCACTACCTGCGCCAGGGGTACACCACCGACTCGAAGGTGAATCAGTTGACCGAGATTGTTGCTGCGCGCCGCGGGCGCCACGCGGCGGATCAGCTGCGCGCGGACATGCGCGCGCAGTGGCGTGCGCGCGCCACCTGGTTGGGCAGGCCGGCCCCATGACGCCGCCCTCCGCCCTCGTCGAACCCCGCACCCCGGGTAGGGGTGGAGAGCGCTGCGCCGCGGCGGGCGCGATTTCAGTGACCCCGCCTCGATGCGAACCACTCTCATTCCGGAGCGGGTCCTCCCCCTGGTCCGCCCCCATGCGGGTAGCACAGCCGCATTTTGTGGGTAGTCAGTGGCCCCCGGAGTTAGTGAAATGAGCACCGGGGCCTCGAACTACGATGACGTCCTCGGCCAGCTGCTCGATGCCGGCCTGATCATCCCGCCCGGCGAAGGCCTGCGCATCGGCACCCATCGCCCGCAGCGCGTGTTCGTCCAGGATGGCGGGCGCGAGAAGCGCGGCTGGTACTGGCTCAAGGAGTGGTCGCCCAGCGTCGACCGGCTGCTGATCGTCGGCTCCTACGGCGTGTTCCGCGGCAACAGCAGCGGGCACCAGAAGGTGGCGCTGCCGAAGGACGACACCGGCCGCCTCACGCCGGACCAGCGCGACGCGCTCAAGCGCGCCTGGGCCGCGGACGCGAAGGCGGCCGAGCAGCAGCGCAAGCGCGAAGCCGAGGCCGCGGGCAACACCGCCACCAAGGCCTGGGGTCGGCTGCTGCCCGAGAGCGAATCGCCATACCTGCAGCGCAAGGGTGTCCTGGGCTACGGGCTGAAGTTCACCAAGAACGGCACCGCCGTCGTGCCGCTGACCGACACCGGCGGCAAGATCCATGGCCTGCAGTTCCTGCGCACCGCGGCGCAGGCCAAGGAAGGCCGCCGGCCGGAAAAGGAGTTCTGGCCCGCCGGCGTGGCCAAGAAGGGCCACTTCCACCTGCTCGGCCACACCCCGCACTGGATCGTCCTGGTGGCTGAGGGCTATGCCACGGCCGCGTCGCTGCATGCCGCGACGGGCTACCCGGTCGCGTGCGCATTCGACGCCGGCAACCTGCAGCCCGTCGCCGACGCGCTGCGCAAGCGGTACAAGCGCGCGAAGATTCTGGTCTGCGCGGACGACGACTGCTTCACCGAGGGCAATCCCGGCGTCACGGCGGCCAGCGCTGCGGCGATGGCCGTGGGCGGCGAGTGGATCCGCCCGATCTTCTCCGACGAGGACGGGCGCCAGGCGAAGCACGCGGCCAACGGCCACAAGATCACCGACTTCAACGACCTCCACGCCTTGGAGGGCCTGGCCGCGGTCGGCAACCAGGTCGGTTCCCGACTCTCGGAACTCAAGTGGGCCCCACCGGCCCTGCGCGCCGTTCCTTCCTCCGAACCGGGGGGGCGGGGCGCGAAGCTGCGCCCGATCCAGCACCTCGACGAACTGCTCGAGCGGTACTCACTGATCTATGGCGGCGGCGGCGCGGTATTCGATCACCGCGAGCACATCCTGCTGCCGCTGGGCGACATGAAGAACGCCTGCGTGCGGCCGGAGCTGCATAAGGCGTGGATGGAACACGCCGACCGCGACATCGTTCGGTCGAGCGAAGTCGGATTCGATCCCGCCGGCGAGGATCCGGCGGTGACCTGCAACCTGTGGGGTGGCTGGCCGACGACGCCGGCGCCAGGCAAGTGCGACAAGGTGATCGACCTGCTGCACTATCTGTGCAGCGAGGAACGCAACAGCCGCGAGCTCTTTCAGTGGGTACTGCGGTGGTGCGCGTACCCGGTGCAGCACCCGGGCGCGAAGATGAAGTCGACCGTGGTGGTGCACGGTGGCCAGGGCGCCGGCAAGAACCTGTTCTTCGAGGCGGTCATGGCCATCTACGGCCAGTACGGCAGCATCCTCGACCAGAACGCCCTGGTCGACAAGCACAACGACTGGGCCTCGCGGAAGCTGTTCCTGATCGCCGACGAGGTGGTCGCGCAAGCCCACCGCTTCGAGCAGAAGAACCTGCTCAAGGTCCTGGTCACTGGCCAGCGGATCCGGATCAACCCGAAGCACATCGCAGCCTACGACGAGGTCAACCACGTCAACCTGGTCTTCCTGTCGAACGAGCAGATGCCGGTCGTGCTCGAGGAAGACGATCGCCGCCACTGCGTCATCTGGACGCCACCCAAGAAGGACCCCGCCTACTACAAGGCGATCATGGATGAGCTGGCCAACGGCGGTATCGCCGCGCTGCACGACTACTTACTCAACGTGGATCTCGGCGACTTCGGTCCCGGCACGCTGCCGCCCGACACCGAGGCCAAGCGCGACCTGATCCGCCTGGCCCAGGACAGCCCGGTCGATTTCATCGACGCGCTGACCAACTGGGAGGTGCCGCCGATGAAGCCGATGCCGGGCCTCACCGAGGACTGGTACCAGGTGTATCAGAAGTGGTGCGCCAACACAGGCGTGAAGCCGGCATCGATCAAGCGCTTCGTCAGCACGATCGAGAAGCGCCGCGGGATCCGCACCCAGCGCAAGGGCCACCTGCAGGCCGACCGGATCACCAACCCGCTGTCCACGCTTCTGTTCGGCCACACGGCGCCCGAAGGCATGGTCGAGTCCACATGGTTGGGCGAGGAGATCATCGCCATGCGCAACCGCAAGAACGACTACGTGCACGGCAACCGCCAGGACGCGGACTCGTGGGCACCCCGTAACGGGCAGTGGGAGGGCGAACCCTGATGCCCGCTCCCATGACTCTGCGGCGTTTGCCGGCAAACCTGCCGCCACGTTTGCGGCCAGAAAGCCCGCCGTTGCGCGCTGTCTGCGGCATTGCGGCGTCTGCGCGCCCGCGCACGCGAGGGGGTAGCACCCCGAGCCTGCGCCCACACGCGTGCGTAGGCGCGCGCACACGAGGCGCGTCCCCGCAGACGCCGCAATGCCGCAGAGACGTAGGCGTGGCGGGCCTGGGCGCCCGTGCGTTGGGCGCAGGCCTGCCCGCAAGACGCGGGCGAAGCCGCAGAGCGCTCGCGCGTGCGCGCGCAGGGGGCTCAGCCCCCGGTTCCCGAAAAAAACTGGAAGAGGGCTTCCTGCATGGCTGAAGCCGCCCCACTGCCGGAAACGCTGTCGTTCAGCGAGTTCGCCAGGCGCCACAACTGGAAGCCCAGCTACGTCACCCAGCTGCGGAAGGACGGCCGCCTGGTGCTGACAGCCGACGGCCGTCGTGTGCTGGCGGCCGAGTCGATTGCCCGGATCGCGGCGACCCGCGACCCCTCCAAAGCCGGGGTGCGGGCGCGGCATGCCGCCGGGCGCGGCCAGGTGGCGCCGGAAGCCGGCGACCCGGGCAACGAGGTGGGCCAGGCCAGCGCTGGGCAGGAACCGCCTGTGTCGGCCGGTGGTGGCGACGACGACGGCGACATGCCGTTCAACAGCCCTCACCAGCTGCGCCGCGCCAAGGCCCTGGCCGACAAGGAGGAGGCCCTGGCCCGCAAGGCGCAGCGCGAAGAACTGGTCGAGATGGGCCAACTGCTCGTGAAGGACGAGGTGGTGGCCGCAGTCGCCGACGGCGTGGTGCAGCTGCGCGCCGGCCTTGAGCTGCTCGTATCGACGTTGCCGGCGACGCTGGCCGCCCTCGACGACGAGGACGAGGTCCGCGTCCAGATGCGCGATGCGTTCGAGCAGATGCTCGGCGACCTGTCCAGGAAGTTCGCCGTGATCGGGCGGGCCACTGCATGAACCCGGCCTACGCCAACGCCAGGATCGAGATCTCGCGCGCCTTCTCGCGCGCGATCGCCCCACGCAAGCCGATGCGCGTCAGTGAGTGGTCGGCCAGCAATCGTCGCTTGTCGCGCAAGGGCAGCTCGATCCCGGGCGAGTGGCGCAACGAGCGCAACCCGCTCCTGGTCGAAATCATGGACTGCTTCAGTGCGCGCAGCCCCGTGCACGACGTGGTGGCGATGCTGCCGATCCAGTTCGGAAAGTCGGAGATGGAAGCCAACATCCTCGGCTACACCATGTGCGAGAACCCGCAACCGATCATGGTCGTACTGCCGGGCGAGGTGTCTGCTAACAAGTGGATCGACCAGAAACTCAACCCGCTGATCGATGAGACGCCCACGATCCAGCGCGTGCTCACCAGCACCAACAGCCGCGAGTCGTCTAACCGCCGATCGTTCAAGGACTTCGAGGGCGGCCAGCTCTACATCGAGCACGCCGGCAACCCGGTCCGCCTGAAGGGCACCTCCGCCGGTCTGATCCTGGTCGACGAGTTCTCCAGCTTCGCCACCCAGCTCAAGTCCGGCGACGACCCGGACGAGATGCTCAACGGCCGCACCTCGGCGTTCCCGAACTACAAGCGGTTCAAGGTCGGCACGCCGGAGATCGCCGGCCTGTGCCGCGTGTCGGCGCTGTACGCCGAATCCGACCAGCGCCGCTGGCACTGGCCGTGCCCCGACTGCGGTCACGAGCAGCCGTTCGAGTGGAGCGGCCTGCACTGGACGCCGGATGGCCAGCGCTGCTGGTACGCCTGCCGCGAGTGCGGCGTGGTCATCGAGGAGCACCAGAAGACGCGCCTCATCGCCGCCGGGCGCTGGGTGGCCGGCAATCCCGGCGCGAAGATCCGTGGCTATCACGCCAACGCGCTGTACTACCCGATGGGGCTGGGTCCGCGCTGGCTCGACCTGGTGCAGATGTGGCTCGCCGCCCAAGGCGACCCGGCCAAGCTCAAGACCTTCATCAACGATCGCCTGGCCGAGCCGTGGGAAGACGGGTCCACGAAGAAGGCCAAGCCGAACATCATCAAGGATCGCTTGGAGCCGTACCGGCTGCGGGTTGCGCCGATCGGCGTGCTGGCAGTCACCGCCGGCGTCGACACCCAGGACGATCGCCTCGCCGTGCAGATCCTCGGTTGGGGACGCGGCATGACCTGTTGGGTGTTGGACTACGTCGAGCTCTCGGGCGACCCGGCCGAGGAGGAAGTGTGGGCGCGCCTGGTCGACCTGCTGGGACGGCCCATCGCGCATGCCCGCGGCGGCTACGTCCAGGTCGAGGCCACCGCCATCGACGCCGGCGGCCACCGCACCGAGGCGGTGAAGCACTTCTGCCGCCAGCGACGCATCCGCCGCGCCATGTGCATCTTCGGCGCCAAGCCCAACAACGCCCCGGTGCTGGGCCGCCCGAAACTCGAGGACGTCACCTACAAGGGCCAGCGCGACAAGAAGGGCGTGCACATCTACCAAGTGGGCACGGTGGGCATCAAGCAGTGGCTGTTCCCACGCCTGGGCGCCGACGCAGACCGCTCGGTCGAGGCCCGCCTGATCCACCTGAGCGAGGACCTGGATGAGTTCTACATCGACGGTCTGGTCAGCGAGACCTACAACCCGCGCAAGAACCGCTACGAGAAGGTGCGTGGCGGCGTCCGCAACGAACCGCTCGACACGTTCGTCTACGCCTACGCCGCGACCCATCACCACGACCTGCGGCTGCACCGCGCCACCGCCGCGGACTGGGATGCGCGCGAGCAGCGGATCATCGACCTGGCCAAGGGCGACTGGACCGTCGTTTCCCGTGGAACGCGCACGACGCCGCCCGGGTCCGCCACGGCGTACCAGCCCGACGTGGATTCCCGTGAAACATCGTCCAGGCCTGCGGCGCCGGAGGATGCGCCCGCGGCAGTGCCAGCGCTGCCGGCCCGCGTCGCCCTGGACGCGATCCTCTGCAAGATCGAGCGCGATCCAATGTCCCGCGTGACGCTCGCCGAGCTGGCCGACTGGCGGCACGCGGCGGCCGGCACGCCAGCCGAGGATGCCGTGCTCGGCGCCCTGGTCGACCAGCTCGGAGGCGAGCCCCAGACGCCGATCGTGGCCCTGTTACCGCGCGAGCTGTGCGATCGCGCCCGCGAGGTGTTGCGCGGTCCCGTGCCGCCGGCGCCGCGGCGCTTCGTGCGCGGGACGCGCAGTGCGGGGGTGCGGTGATGGCGGCGCCCGAGACCGTTCGCGACCTCAAGCTGCAGCTGCAGCGGTGGGTCCGCGTCTATCCGCAAGACGCTCCCGACGGCATGCCGCTGGCCAGCGGCGACCAGGACGCGGACCGCGTCGAGGCGGTGGTCCGGCGGATGCGCCAGCTGGGGCGCTGGAAGGAGGCGCGCGTGCTGCGCGTCGAGTCCGCCCTCGGCACACAGCCGGAACAGGAGCGGCTGCGCCGCCTGTCGCGCCTGGGCCTGCAGGTCAGCCGCACGTCCTACTACGCCTACCTCAACTCCGCCCTCGCGTTCGTCGAGGGCGCCCTTTCCAGGGAGAACTGACCATGCCCAGCCGCCGCGCCATGATCCTGCAGGAGGTCGAGAAGACGCCGGCGACCTCGCGTGACATCGCCGATGCCATCGGCATCTCCAGCGCCAACGCTGCCGCGGTGCTGAGTCAGCTCTATCGCAGCGGCCACCTGGAGCGCACCCTGGTGTCGGAACCCGGGCGTCGTGGCCGGCCGGAAGCGCTGTATCGAATCAAGTCGCGTCGGGCCGCCAATGCCTAGGGAACGGGCGCCGGCCGGCGCCATCGCGTGGCGCATCGTGCACGCCCAGGGTCGTGCGAGCGGGTGGAAAGAGATCAGCACGCTTCGACCGCTCAAGCCGTCCGATGGAAAAGCACGCATCGAGTTCGCCTACGCCGCGCCGGTGGTATGTGCTTGCAGGGCTCTTCCGCGGCCGCCGGGGCTTGTAAAACACCTTGTAAAAAAAAGTTGAGCTTGTAAAAAGAAATGTGTTGCGTCCGGACGTAATGTGCGAACAATCAGTCAGCGGCAGGGTTAGCCGCTACACGAAGCCCCGCCATCGCGCGGGGCTTTTTGTTGGCCCCGGCCCACCGATGGGACGCATGGCCACACTGCAGGAACAACTCGACGAGGCGATCGCCGCCCGCCATGCCTGGAAGACGGGCAAGGCACGGACCACGTTCCGGCATGGCGACCGGACGATCGAGTACTCCGTCGAAGGCATGAAGCAGCTGGACAGCTACATCGCCCAGCTGCGCCGGCAGATCAGCGGCGTGCAGACCGGCCGCGCCCGCGTCACCTACGCGGTGCCGGACTGATGGCGCCGCGCGCCTCCGCTGCCGTCGCCGCCGACCGCCTCGCCGCGGTCGTGTCCATCGACCGCGCGCAGCGCGCCGCGGCGGCCGACTCGCCCACGCCGCAGGCCTCCGGCCCGACGGAAGTCCAGGGAACGCGCTGGCGCGGTGCTTCGCGCACCCTGCGCAGCCTGCAGAACTGGTTCGCCACCGTCGGCAGCGCCACCAGCGACCTGCCTGCCTCCGAGCAGCGCACGCTTCGCGCCCGGTCGCGCGACGCCGGCCGGAACTACATGCCGGCGCGCGCCGCGCTCATGCGCAGCCGGACCAGCATCGTGGGCACCGGCCTGGTCTGCCGGCCCTCGGTTGACCACGAGGCGCTCGGGATCACGGCCGACGAGGGTGCGCAGTACAACGCGATCCTCCGCGCCGCCTGGGAGCGGTACGCCGAGAACCCGCTGGAGTGCGACTACGAGGCCACGTTCGACATCTACGGCCTGCAGGGCCTGGCGCTTCTGTCGGCGATGTCCAGCGGCGACGTGCTCGCCCTGACGCCGATGGCGCGGCGCCCGGGCTGCACGTCCGAACTGAAGATCCAGCTCGTCGAGGCCGACCGGATCAGCAATCCCTACGACGCCGGCGACACGCCCACCTGCATCGACGGCGTCCAGTTCGACGGGGCGATGCCCTCCGGCTACTGGGTGCGCAACATCCATCCCGGCGATCGCATCGACATGCGGCAGGCGCGCTGGGACTTCCACCCCGCGTTCGGCACCGAGACCGGCCGCCGCCGCGCGATCCACGTGTGGAACGACAAGGAGCGCCCCGGCCAGGTCCGCGGCGTCCCGTTCCTCGCCCCGATCCTGGAACCGCTGAAGCAGCTGGAGCGCTTCAGCGGTGCCGAGCTGATGGCCGCCGTTCTCTCGGCGATGCTCACCGTGTTCATCGAGCGGCGCCCCGAGGAAGAAACCGACGAGAACGGTAATCCGGTTCCGCTGTTCGCCAACGCCGAGCCCAGCGGGAACATCGCGCTGGGCAACGGTGCCATCGTCGACCTGGCGCCTGGCGAGAAGGCCAACCCGGTCAACCCGTCGCGCCCGAACGCGAACTTCGACCCGTTCTTCATGGCGATCCTCAAGCAGATCGGCGCCGCCCTGGAGATCCCACTCGACGTCCTGCTCCTGCAGTTCAACAGCAGCTACTCCGCCGCCCGCGCGGCCATGCTCGAGGCCTGGCGCATGTTCATGTGCCGGCGCTGGATGCTGACCACGCAGTTCTGCCAGCCGGTGTATGGCCTGTTCCTGGACGAGGAAGTGGCCAGCGGCCGCATCGTCCTGCCGGGCTATGGCGACCCGGCGCGTCGGCATGCCTGGACGCGGGCGCTGTGGATCGGCCCGGCGCGCGGCTCGATGGACGAGCAGAAGGAAGCCGGCGCGGCCAAGACGCGCATCGAGATCGGCGTGAGCAATGAAGCCACCGAGACGGCGGCCATGTCCGGCGAGGACTGGAACACCGTCTACGCCCAGCGCCTGCGCGAGATCCGTCAGCGACAGGCGGACGGCATCTGGACGCCCCCGACACCCATGACCGCGAGCCCGCAAGACCCCGCCCGGGAAGGCCCGGGCGGGGAGCCTGGCAGCGAAGGAGC